CTCGGATGACATGAACTATCAGTTGACCGAGGTGATGAAGGAGTACCGCCCTGAGCACGAGCGGATGCTGCTCAGCCTCGCCTTGGCAGGTAACGCCTTCAAGAAGGTCTACTTCGACCCCAGCCTTGACCGTCAGACTGCGATCTATATCCCGGCTGAAGACATCATCGTGCCGTATGGCGCGGCGAATCTGGAGGGTGCTGAACGTGTTACGCATCGGATGCGTAAGACGAAGAACGAACTGATCAAACTGCAGTACGCAGGGTTCTATCGGGACATTGACTTGGGCGACCCGGTTCGCACGATGGACGAGGTAGAGAAGCAAAAGGCTGAAGATCAAGGCTTCTCAGCCACGATGGACGACAGGTTTCAGTTGCTTGAGATGCACGTGAGTATCGACCTGCCGGGTTATCCCGATGTCGATAAGGACAACAACGAGACAGGGATTGCGTTGCCGTATGTGGTGACGATTGAGAAGGGGACAGGGACGGTTCTGGCGATTAGGCGGAACTGGAACGAAGATGACAAACTCAAATCAAAGCGACAGCACTTTGTGCATTACGGGTATATCCCCGGCTTTGGCTTCTACTATTTTGGACTTATTCATCTCATCGGCGGCCACTCTAAGGCAGCCACCTCGCTCCTTCGTCAACTTATCGACGCAGGAACTCTTAGCAATCTTCCGGGTGGTCTCAAGTCACGTGGCCTGCGTATCAAGGGGGACGATACCCCCATTGCTCCCGGAGAGTTCCGCGACGTAGACGTGCCTTCGGGTGCGATCCGCGACAACATCCTGCCCTTGCCGTACAAGGAGCCGAGCCAGACCCTTGCTATGTTGATGGACAAGGTGGTCGAGGATGGCCGTCGTTTCGCTGCGGTGTCAGATCTGAAGATCTCTGACATGTCCTCGCAGGCTCCGGTCGGCACGACCCTTGCTGTGCTTGAGCGTGTCCTCAAGGTCATGACGGCGGTTCAGGCCCGCATCTATTACACGATGAAGCAGGAGTTCAAACTCCTCGCTGCGATCATCCGCGACAACACCCCGGATGAGTATTCGTACGAACCAGAGGTCGGTGATCGCAAGGCTAAGAAGGCTGACTACGATGATGTGGATGTCATCCCGGTCAGTGACCCGAACGCGGCCACGATGTCGCAGAAGATCGTGCAGTATCAAGCCGTGCTGCAGTTGAGCCAGTCTGCTCCCGCCATCTATGACATGCCGTATTTGCATCGGCAGATGATTGAGACGCTTGGCGTTAAGAACGCTGAGAAGATCATTCCGAATCTAGATGACATGAAGCCCCGCGATCCGGTAACCGAGAACATGGACATCATGACGGGCAAACCCGCCAAAGCGTTCATCTATCAGGACCACGAAGCGCATCTGCAGGTTCACTTGTCGGCTATCCAAGACCCAAAGTTGCGGGAGATGATCGGTCAGAACCCGAAGGCGCAGGAGATCATGGGCGCTGCGATGGCGCACATCATGGAGCACGTAGCCTTCCAATATCGCCGTGAGATTGAGAAGCAGTTGGGCGCTTCGCTTCCGCCCCCGCCGAAAGATAAAGACGATAAGGAGATGGTGTTGCCAGAGGCTGTCGAGATTGAGATATCTCGCCTTGCCGCACAGGCTGCAGCCAAACTGCTCCAAAAGGATGTGCAGGAGGCTCAAGCCAAACAGGCCCAGCAACAGGCTCAAGACCCCATCATTCAGATGCAGCAGATGGAGTTGCAACTTCGCCAGCAGGAACTACAACTCAAGGCGCAGCAGATCCAGATGGAGGCTCAGAACAAACAGACAGAACTGCAACTTGAGGCACAACTCAAACAGGCAGAACTGCAGCGCAAACAGCAAGAGATGCAGATCATGGCGGCGACCAAGGCCGATGAACTCGACCTTCGCAAACAAGAGATCGCCAACAGGACGCAGATCGATGCTGCACGACTCGGTGTGGATGTTCAGAAGCACAAGACCGGGCTGTCTGCTAAGCAGCAGGAAGCAGGGGTGCGTATGGGTATCGACATCGCAAAAACCAGAGACGCAGCCATGCGGGCTGCGCTACGACCGCCGAAAGGTGCAAAGGAGGAGTAAATGTCCTATTCAAACGCTCTGGAGTACTTGGACTCAAAACTCCAAGAAGAGCGCATGTTGATCGTAGACACCCTTATCCAAGGCAAATTGGACGAAGGTGAATACAAACGTCTTTGCGGGGTATTACAGGGTCTTGAACTCGCAAAGAACCACATAAAAGACCTTGCAAAACGCTTGGAGCGCGACGATGAGTAGCATCAATGTAGAGAAGACACAGGAAGAAGCCACCAAGGCCAAACTCCTGCCAGAACCGAAAGGCTACCGAATCCTGTGTGCCGTGCCACACGTGGAGGAGGAGTACGAAGGCGGCATCATCAAGGCCGAGGATACCAAGAAGGTCGAGGAGCAGACGACGGTCGTCCTGTTCGTCGTCAAATTGGGAGACCTCGCCTACAAGGATGAGACCCGCTTCCCGACCGGTGCGTGGTGTAAGGAGGGGGATTTTGTGCTGACACGACCCTATTCCGGCACCCGCGTGGTCATCCACGGACGTGAGTTTCGCATCATCAACGACGACACGGTGGAAGCGGTGGTTGAAGACCCCCGTGGCATCCGTCGCGCATAGGAGTAATTTATGGCTACTGAACAAACCGAGTTCAAATTTCCTGATGAAATTGAGTCAGAAAAAACTCAATCAAAACAGGAGTTTAACGACGAAATTGAAGTAAAGGTTGAGGATGACACACCCGAGGAAGACCGAGGTCGTAAGCCACTGCCTAAAGAGGTAGTTAACGATTTGGAGAATGACGACCTTGAGGAGTATTCCGATAAGGTCAAAAAGCGTCTTGGTCAGATGAAAAAGGCGTGGCATGACGAGCGCCGCGAAAAAGAGCGTGCAGCGCGGGAGCGGGAGGAAACCTACCGTTTTGCCCAAGCCCAGATGGAGGAGAACCGTCGCCTCAAACAACGTCTTGGGGTGGGGGAGAGAGCCTTTGTTAATGAGATGACTAAGGCGGCTAATACCGACCTAGGTGTAGCGAAAGATAAACTAAAGACTGCTTATGAGTCTGGCGATGCTGAGCAAATCGCCGTTGCTCAAGAAATGCTGACTGATGCAAAACTCAAGTTGCAACAGTTCGCCCGGTTCCAGCCTGCTTTACAACAGCAGGATTCAGGAGTACAAGTAAACCAACAGGTACCGACGTTACCTACGTATTCGGCTCCAGTCATTGACCAAAAGGCCGAGGCTTGGAAGCAAAAAAATACGTGGTTTAACGTGGACGAGGAGATGACTGCCCTTGCGCTCGGCCTGCATGAAAAATTAGTCCGGTCTGGTGTAGATCCGCGTAGCGATGATTATTACCGCCGAGTTGACGAGACAATGAGGAAGCGATTCCCCGAGGCGTTTGACAACGATGAAGGGGATACCGTGACTCAAACGAGGGAGCCTGATAAGCCCTCTCGCACAAAACCAGCCAATGTAGTGGCTCCGGTAACGCGGGGAACCGCGCCGCGTCAGGTACGCCTGACACCGACTCAAGTTGCTATCGCCAAGAAATTGGGCCTGAGCAATGAACAGTACGCAAAAGAACTTATGAAACTGGAGGCTAACTAAAATGGCTGAGAATAGACTCGCACGTGAACTCGAAAATCGGGAATCCGCACAGCGCAAAATGGATTGGAAACCCCCTCAGACGCTCCCTGAACCGGAGCCGCAAGATGGTTGGGTCTTCCGCTGGATACGGACTAGTATTATGGGTCAGGCCGATCCCTCTAATACAGCCGCAAAATTTCGGGAAGGTTGGGAGCCTGTAAAGGTTTCTGAACAGCCTAAATTGATGATGCAAGCCGATCCTAATGGACGTTTCAAAGACAACATTGAGATCGGCGGGTTGTTGTTGTGTAAGGCTCCGGCTGAACTAATGCAGCAGCGTGAGGACTATTACGCTAAGCAAGCAAAGGCTCAGTTGCAGTCTGTGGACAACAACTTTATGAGGCTGAACGATGAGCGTATGCCCCTCTTCAGTGAGAAGAAGACTACGGTCTCGTTTGGCAAAGGCAAATAACTTCTTTTTTGGAGTAACTAATGGCATATCCTACTGTTGACAAGCCGTATGGCTTGAAGCCGATCAACTTGATCGGCGGGCAGGTGTTTGCCGGGGCAACTCGCCAGCGTCGTATTGCGTCCAGTGCTGCGAGCATTGGCTACGGCGATCCGGTTCAGTTGACTTCGAGCGGCACTATTTCTGTTTCCACCTCGACGACGACGCCCCCGGACGCTGGCTTTGCCGGTGTGTTCTTGGGCTGTTCGTTCGTGTCCACTGTGACGGGTCAGCCGACCTTCTCGCAGGCTTGGATTTCGGGCACTTCGGTGAAGTCCGGCACGTACGTTACGGCGTATGTGGCTGATGATCCGAACACCCTGTTCAAGGCTGTGGGCGTTTCGGCGTCCCTGAACGTCTCGACCACGAGCGGGTTCACGTACGAGGATATCGGTGCCAACGTTGCACTGGTTGACGAGGCGCTGAACACGACGACGAACGACTCGCAGCGGGGTCTCCTGCTGTCTTCGGTTGCGACCACCCGGTCTCTGCCGATGCGTATCGTCGATGTAGTCGAAGACACGGCGTTTGTTTCGAGCGGCACTACCTACTATCCCGAAGTTATCGTGAAGTTCAATGCACCGTACCTCACGAGCGTTTCGTTGATTGTTGGTGGTCACGCTTACAACTGCCCCGTCGGCGTTTAATAAGGGAGTTCTAAGACATGGCTATTTCACGCGCACAACTGCTCAAGGAACTCCTTCCGGGTTTGAACGCCCTGTTTGGCCTTGAGTACAAAAACTATGGCGAAGAGCACAAGGAGATCTACGAAACTGAGACCTCCGAACGCTCGTTTGAAGAGGAGACCAAACTTTCTGGTTTCAGTGCTGCTCCGGTTAAGTCGGAAGGCGCTGCAATTGCGTATGACAACGCACAGGAAGCGTGGACTGCTCGCTACAGCCACGAGACGATTGCTCTCGGCTTCTCCATCACGGAAGAAGCGGTTGAAGACAACCTGTACGATTCGCTGTCCAAGCGATACACCAAGGCGCTCGCCCGAGCGATGGCGTACACGAAGCAGGTCAAGGCGGCTTCTGTCCTGAACAATGGCTTCTCGTCGTCCTACGTTGGTGGCGACGGTGTGGCTCTGTTCAGTGCGAATCACCCGCTTGTTTCTGGTGGCACCAACAGCAACCGTCTGACGGCTTCTGACCTCAACGAGACTTCGTTGGAAGCGGCTGTCATCCAGATTGCTGGTTGGACGGACGAGCGTGGACTTCTGATCGCGGCGAAACCCGGTAAACTCATCGTGCCCCCGCCGTTGATGTTTACCGCTAAGCGCCTCCTCGATACGGAACTTCGCGTGGCAACTGCGGACAACGACATCAACGCTCTCAAGGCGATGGGGTCGATTCCCGGTGGCTACACGGTGAATCACTACCTGACGGATACGAACGCTTGGTTCCTGACCACGGACGTTCCGAATGGTATGAAGCACTTCGTTCGTACCCCGCTGCAGAACTCCATGGACGGTGACTTTGATACCGGGAATGTCCGTTATAAGAGCCGCGAGCGTTACTCGTTCGGCTGGTCGGACCCCCTTGGTATGTTTGGTTCGCCGGGTTCGTCCTGATAAATCAGTATATTACGCTGATTGGAAGGGGGGCTTCGGCCCCCTTTCTTTTTGTCTTGACGTTCTAAACTAACCAAGTTAGTCTTTACCTGTATCAAAGTCCTAGAGGTAAAGATGGATACTTCAACGCTGCCCAAATCCCGCGCCGAGGCTAAAGCCAAAGGTGCCAAGTACTACTTCACGGGGGCGCCGTGCAAACACGGTCATGTCGCCCCGCGCAAGACCAAGGGGGCTTGTGTGGAATGCCTAAAGGTTGAATGGGAAAAGGGTAACGTTGCCCGTGCCGAATACTTCAGGCAATACAATCAATCTGAAGCAGGCAAAAAAGCCAAACAGGAGTATTACGAAAAGAACAAAGGGCTAGTCAAACTCAAAGCCCTTGCTCGCCCAAATGAAATTAGGCGTGAGTATCGTAAAAAACATAAACAAAACAATCCTGATATGTATCGGGCATTGACCCGCTCTAGACGTAGAAAACACCGTAACGCCACCCCCAAATGGCTTACTGCGGAGCAAAAACGGGCGATGCGGCAGTTGTACATCGACGCCATGACAGTGACCCGTATTACTAAAGTGCCATATGTCGTGGATCACATCATCCCGTTAAATGGCGAAAGCGTGTCCGGGCTGCACGTGCCTTGGAACCTGCGAGTTATCACGCGGGAAGAGAATTTGAGAAAGTCAAACCAACTTGTTGACATCCCCCAAGTCACGGCGTATATAGAGTCATCGGGAAAAATCCGCTTGCCAGACAGCCCCGACTGACGACATGCAGACTGGCAGGCTTGACTCGCATGTGAGGTATTTTCAATGGCTAGAACTTCATTCACGGGGCCGGTAACTTCGGCAAATGGCTTTGAAGGCCCAATTGCTGGCGATTCCGCCGTCATCACCAACCTGCTTTGCACGACTCTGACGATTGGCAGCACTAAACTGACGACCGGTTCGGTTTCGGGCACGGTATCGGTTCAGGCAGGTCGTATTCCGGTTCTCATCGGCAGCACCACGCTCTACATCGGCCTGTACGCCAGTCTCGTCCCGTAAGATTTCGTGGGGGGCGTAAGCCCCCTTCATCCATTACAGGAGACTCAGAATGGGTATGCAGACAGATGTCTTAGCCAGCAAAGTTGCTACGACTGCGGGTGACTTGTTAGATCAAAATAGCCTTGTTATTGGTCGCTCTCGTGTAAAGGCGATTTACATCGTCCCAGATAGCGGCGCAGGCACCGTGACGTTCTATGACGGTGGGGCAAGCGGCCCGGTCAAGATTGCAGTGAACACCAAGGCGAGTTCCACTGCGCCGGACTACGTGCTGTTGCCCGGTGAGGGTCTGCTTTTTCAGACCAGCATCTACATCGTCCCGTCAGCCGTTATCTCGACGATGGTGATTTATGGCTAAGTCCCCTGCTTGGCAGCGCAAGGAAGGGAAAAATCCTGCTGGCGGATTGAATGCCAAAGGCAGGGCTTCGTATAACGCAGCCAACCCCGGCAAGCCGGGTCTGAAGCGCCCTCAACCGGAAGGTGGGCCTCGCAAGAAGTCATTCTGTGCCCGTATGACAGGCATGAAGAAGAAACTGACAAGTGCCAAGACGGCAAACGACCCGAACAGCCGGATCAACAAGTCGCTCAGGGCATGGAAGTGCTGAGATGCCAAGCAAGTCCAAAGCACAGGCAAATCTGATGCGGGCAGCCGCCCATAATCCAACCTTCGCTAAAAAAGTCGGGGTCCCGACCAAGGTGGCGAAGGAATTTACCAAGGCCGACAAAGGCCGTAAATTCAGGAGTAAGTCGAAATGAAGATGAAAATGAAAGGTATGGCTGACAAGGCCGGTCGCGCCATGAAGCGTCGTACGCCGGACACGATGGGCCGTGCAATGATGAAGGGCTACAAGGAAGGCGGCGCGGTCTACCGCAAGGGTGCCGATGGCATCACTGCTAAGGGCAAGACCAAGGGCAAGATGGTCAAGATGGCTCATGGCGGTAAGTGCTAATGGCCGGGCCGCAACGCGGTACTGCTGCGCGTGGAAAACGGCAGGGGAATATTGAACGTACTCTTCGGGAATATGAGGAGACTACGGGATCGCCAAGAAGTAAATATTTTCGCAAGATAATTGACGAGAATATTGATACGGATACGGCTCCGTCTTCTTTGCGTGGTCCCGCGCCTAGAACTATGGGGCCAAAAGACGAAGAAGAATATCTTCGAGTTGGTGCGGCTTTGGAAGACGCTAGTGACGGAGTTGTGGACGCAAAGTACTCACGTATACGGCGGAATAAAGAAGCACTCGACCGTTCTATGCGTGGCGCTGCAAAGCGATTTGGGCGCAGTTCTGAATCTGATTCTCCGGGCTACAAAAAGGGCGGTATGCCTGACTTGACTGGCGACGGTAAGGTGACCCGCGCTGACGTTCTCAAGGGGCGTGGCGTGTTCAAGCATGGCGGCAAAGTCAAGAAGTACGCTTCTGGCGGCTCGGTCTCTTCGGCTTCTAAGCGGGCTGATGGCATCGCCGTCAAGGGCAAGACTAAGGGAAGATTTGTCTGATGATGCCGTCGCGTGGTATGGGTGCTATGTCTCCTAGCAAGATCCCCCGTGCCAAGCGTCGTGGGGACAACAAGC